ATTCTTTTATTATTTATTTGTCAATTAATAAGGGAATGCTGCTTGCCCTGTCATATTAGTGTAGTTATTAGCTTTATCCTGTACCATTGCAAACAATTTATCAGCGTCACCTTGTAGTGTTATGTTTACATTGTTGTTAGCTTCTGACATAGCCGCCACAACTGCATTGTAAACCGCTGGATAAACTGCATTAGCAATACCTGTTGTGATTTCCTGCTGATTGGCTACTGCTGTTCTTCCGTCCATAGTACCAACCATTTCGGGTGCTACTTCATTAGCAACGAATAACTGTCCTTTGTTTGGAAAGCCGCCATTTGCATACCAATCAACACTTATCTTGGGCACTTGAGGTGGCACAAGACTAAATTCGCCATCAATATCGAAATGTGGCGTTTTTATATGTGGGAAGCTAAGTCCTAAGTTGTCCCACCAATCTTTGAAATTATACCACATATCTCTTACTTTATAAAAAAAGTTCTCAACGGCTACTGAAATTTCACTAAGGGATGGTTTGCTATCCCACCAATTAACTACATTATTCCACTTATCTTGTATGCCTACTCTTATTCCATCTGCCATATCACGCCATCTATCTGCCGTAAAGTAAGGTGCTACGTGATTATTCCACCAATTGTAAATTCCGGTTGTGCTCCACCAAGAAGAAAAATCAGACCATTTATCTTGTAGACTTGACTTGAAATTATCACCCAAGTTGTTCCATTTATCTTTAGCAAACCAAGGCGTAACATCATTATTCCACCAATTATATATACCTGTGCCACTCCACCAATTATTGAACGAAGTCCAACTATCAGTTAAGCTGCCCTTTGCGTTATCTCCAAGAGATTGCCATTTTGCTTTTGTAAAATAAGGTGCTACGCTATTGTTCCACCAGTTGTATATTCCTGTACTACTCCACCAGTTATTAAAAGAAGTCCAGCTATCTTGCAAGCTATCTTTTGTATTATCTCCAAGTGACTGCCACTTCGCTTTAGTAAACCAAGGCGTAACATCATTATTCCACCAATTTACGATTGCTGTATTATTCCACCAATCTGTAATTTCATTCCATTTTTCTTGTGCAGCTATTTTTATATTTTCTATGCCATCTTTTGCTTTTTTTACATATTTACTATCATCTATGCTTGCTGAAAATTCCGTAATAAATTTAAGTGTAAGAATTCCGCCCGGAATAACCAAAGAAGCCAAAATTCCTGCAATTCCCCATTTGTCGTATATCTCCTGGTAAGCACCCCATATTAATTTTATTGCTGATACTCCTAAGTCAATTGCTAGGTCCAAAATTTTTACAGTTATTTTTCCTAAATCTATACCTTCAATAAACTTTATTATATTTCTTCCTAATTGTTCCCAATCAACAGAACTAACAAATCCATCTGCAAAATCCAAAACATTGCAAATAGCTTCTGTAATTGCTTCTCCTGTTTTTTTCCAAGGAAAAGCATTTATCCCTTTGTTTATTTGTTTGCCTGCGTAAGTACCTATTCCGTACCAGTCACCCTTTTTTATGGCTTTCTCTATCTTATCAGCCCAAGCAACTGCCGAATTTTCCATATTGGCAAATGCTTTATTCCAAGCCGCTTCATATTCTGCCGCCGCCTTAGCAATATCATCTGTCAAATCAATAGTGCTACCACCGCCGCCACCGCTTGAACCCTTGCTTGAGCTTGTATCGTCCTGTAATTTATTTATTTCATCAAATCCCATAAGGGATAATGTAGCTTTCTTAGCTGAATCAGCTACATCTTGGTAACCGTTTGAAATATCTTCTAAGCCATCTGATGTGTCTTTATAGCCACTTTGTCCGAAGCTCTCAAAGTCAATCTTAACGCCCATTAAAGAAGCAAGATTGACTAATAATCTTTTGATTACAATAGTTACTCCGTTTACTACTGGCATAACCTTTGAAAGAATTGGGATAAATAGCTGTCCTGCTACCATTCCTACCTCTTTCATATTGTTGCTGAACTGGCGTAACATATTTGATGGGCTATTAATCGTATTAGCTAAATCGCCCCAAGATACTTTACTTTGGTCTAATATTGCTAACACTCTTAACTGTTGTTTTTCCATCTGTGTCATTTCAGACACCGACTTAGAAATGCCTAAGTTGTAAGCATACGTCGCTAATGTAGCATTGGTAATATCAATACCATATTTGTACAATGCCCTTGATTGCCCGATTAAACCGCTTTGTAAGTTCTGTGCTACTGTTGAATAGTCCACATTGAAAAGTGAGCTTATATCGCCTGCAAGCATTGTCATTGACTTTGTTATTGCTGTTGTTGCTTCACCTGTCTGCCCTAATGAGTTAGTGACAGAAGCTAACTGTGAAGCGTACTGCGTTATCTCTTGTATGTTAAGTCCTAAGTTCTTTGCTCCGCTTTCTTCAAGCAAACCACCTTGAACATTAACTTTTAAGCCAGATAGCTTTCCAAGAGTATCATTTACTCTGCTTTGAAAACTTTCTGCATATGCCGTAGCATTATCATATCCGTACTTTTCGTAATCCTTATCCCATTCCGAACCAATCTTGCCAAACGCAACCGCTTGATAGTTGAAAGCTTCAATGTAATCTGTTGTTGACTTGATAGCTTCTATAAGTTTCTTACTGCCACGAATTACCATAAAATAAGTGGCATAAAACTTGCCTATTGCGCTTGCCAAGTTCCAACTGCTCTTAGTCGCTGTCCTGACGCTCGTAGAAACGCCATACAGTGACTTTTGAAGTGAGTTTGAAGAAGTACCCACCTTGCTACCTTGACTAGCAAGATTAGCCAATGCGTTAGTCATTTGAATGACATTTTGACTTACTGTTGGTGCTCTTGATAGCGTTGTCATTAAGCCATTTAAAGCATTACCTAGCTTTGGAATGTTTACAATGGCGTTTTCAATACTCTTACTGCCTAGCTTACCAAGTGACTTTGCAAATTCTGTGACTTGCGTTGCATTTTGTGGAATAGCTGATATGCTTGCAACTGCCTTTGTGACAGCTTGAAGTGATGTAGCTGTGTTAGTTAGTGCAACTGAATCAACAGAACCTATCTTTGTGATATTTTTGGCAAGCCTTGTAAAATCCGCTGTTCCTGCGTTCATATTCTGCATAGCAGAACCTAACTGATTAACACCACTCGCAAGACCGCTTAGTGATGAGCCATTCACAGTTGCAAGTGATGTTGACAGCCTTGTAAGCTGATTTATCAGTTTGTCAACAGAATTGATAGCTTTAGTGGCAGTACCGGTAATTTTGACTTCTAATGAATCTAATTCCACGCTTATACCTCCGGCTTATCATTTTTAGGGTGTGTTAAATCCCAGTTTGCTTTTCGTATTTTCATATTCAAAACAAACTCTTCTCTCTTTCTTTGTATTTCATCTTTGCTGTTCTCTTTTTTGTTAATATCTCTATAAATAGGCTTGTCCGGGTATTCAAGCTCGCCTTTACCCCAAGCACCACTTCTAACACCTATCTTGATTGCTGGGAGTATGTAACTACCTATCGCAAGCCATATATCTGAATCCATTCGTTGCCTTTCAAGTTTCTTACCCTCTACAACAGCCCATAGCTTTTTAGGTGTCATTTTAAGAAAGTCTGAATAACTAACGCCTAGTGAACTGGCTAAAACAAAGTATTCTTCCCAGATTATTTTGTGGAAGTCTGCTTTTTCTTGTGGTCTTGTGGAACTACTGTCGGCTTCTTCTGTTCCTGTGTCGCTTCTTCCACATTGTTCGCCATCTCCTCTAACATCGCTGTTATTCCCGACAGCTCGAAAAAACCATCATCTTCCATCGCTTTCTTAATCTCCTCGAACAATGTTCTATATCCGTAACTTTTATCTGTCTTTCTCTTCTCTGTAATATATGCTCTAGTGAGTTCCTTTGCTTCATCCATAGTTACAGGGTTATTGTCAATACAGCCTGCATAAATGGCTAAAATACAAATCTCTGGCACATCTGCTGTCATATTTGCTAATCCATCAAAGGAAGCCTGTGCAACGCTTTTATCCGTTTGTGCAAGTAAGTAAGAACCATTAACGACAGAAAACATTTTCTGCACAATTTCCTTGCATTCTGCTGCACCGAAGCTAAACTCAACTTTGTATTCTTTTCCGTTTACATCAATATTCATCATAATTTTTACCCTTTCCCACCCTATCGTCCATATAGGGAAAGGTGCGGATTTTACACCGCACCTACTTTTTTTAATAATTATTCTGTTACATCATCAAGATATGATGTGTAGTCGGCTGTTTTGGCGTTTTCTACGCTATCCGACACAGCCTTTTTTGATTTAGTCGAATAGCTCATTATTCCCCCGATGTTGGGGTTACTGCTGTATCTGTTCCTACCATATCCTCAATAATAAGGTTGATAGCCATTGTAAGAAGTGAATTTTGCTCCTTGCCTGTAATTGGCAACTTTGAAGGCGGCTGTGCAACAAAAAACTCTGCATCTGTTATGCCCGGAGTAATTTCCTGAAACCACATTCTCTTACCGCCAGTTAAAGCCTTATATTCTGTAATAAGGTCTTTCCACTCTTTGATTGTAGCTTCTGTCTTATTAACCGTTACCGCAACTGTATCTGTAACTGTATCTCTACCTGCAATGTTTCTTGTCTGTAAATCTTCAAGTGCTGATGCATCTATAGCCTCTGGGGTTACTGTAATCTCATCAATAGAATTGATTCTATGAAGAAGTTTAAACGCTGTTGGTTTAGTACCTGCTGTAGTTTCAACACCATAACTAAACGTGATTCCCAGTGCGCTTAATCCTGCTACTGTATCTGCCATATCTTCTTACCTCCTAAAATTTGCAAAAAAATAAGAGCATTTCTGCTCTTTGTTACATTAATCTGTCATTTGCCGCTATCATTCTTCTGAATCTAGCGGTACTTTTATGTACTTTATTGCTGATTGAAAATTCCGGCATTGCGTTACCTTGAAATCTCATTGTTTTAAATGTATCTGTAATTACTGCCATAACCTTACGACAATCGGACTTGCTTGTGTTAGTGGTAACATCCACTTGAAATGTTGCTAACAATGCGTTAATTGTCTGTCCGTCAAGTGTTTGTCCTTGCTCAACTGCTGGCAGTAAATGAATGTATACTGTTGGGAATGCTGCTTGACCGCTGTTTTCCCCCTCATTGGTTATGACTATCTTTGGATATGTCTTTTTAAGCTGTGTTAGGGTTTTGGCCTTGACAAGTGCTGTGACTGTATTCTCAAGGTCTATCGCCCAATCGTTTGCATTTGCCATTAACTAAACACCTCTCTTGCTATCCGCTTATACTGATTAATAATCTCTATTGTGGCGTTGTACATAGGCATTGTAGCTTTAACGCCGTGCGTGTAGTGCCATTGATTATCGTTACCTAAGTAGTACCAACCGTCGCTGAATGCGTGGATTTGTCCTGGATATGTTCCTACGCCCAAGCCGAAATCATTAGCCTTTGGGTTCTCGTTGCCGCTGTTGTAATAAATACCAGCACCAAATTCAATCGCTAATAGTGTGTAAAATGGTTCTCTATCTTCTACCTCAACAGTTTTACCGGTAGCAATCAAAATAGCTTGGTAGCCATCTTGAATAGGCTTTCTGTCAACTCTCAATGTTACTGTCCTACCTAATGGACTTTCATTAACACTCATAATTGCTGCTTTGTCGCCTAATTCTGCTAGTCGTTCAACAAGCAATTCGCATTTATACTGTAAACTCTGCTTATACTGTTGTAGCTGTCTGATAGCTTCATTTACAGACTTTTCAGACAAAGATATATTAATTGTATGTCTTGCCATAATGCACCTACTTTACAACTGCTTTAAGCATATACTTAGTTGAATATAATGCTGGCTTAATACCTACAATCGTGAAGTCTGCTGATGTTTCATCAACAAGACTGTCAGATGTGTATGTAGGCTTGCTATCAAGCCATATAAGGTCGCCTTTTTGAATAGGTAATGTATCCCTATCTGTCAGCAAAATAGCGTCAAAATCAGCCGTATCAAAGCCGTATTCTTTGCTTTGTGCTTCTCCGCCGCTGAATGATATGTTTGCTTTGAAATCGACCGGCTCTGAAAAACCTGTTTTCTCTTCAAGAACTTTGGGTATCTTATTTCCCTCATCATCAAGATAAGGAATGAAGTTGCCATCTGTGTCGGTATATCCCTCATATAGAATATTGCCGTCTTCATCTCTTTCATAGATGGTTACTGTCTGTCCTTGAAGTGAATACTTCATAGCCTGCTTATTAATGTCAAGCATTGTTCTTTACCTGCTTATAAATCTGATTAATGCCTGTGCTTGATAATCCGGACACAATTCCTACTGCGATTGCATTAAGAATGTCATTTGCCGGAAAGTCCGGTATTACATACATACCTACAACGCCTAAGATACCGCCTGCAACGCCTACGATTATAGGAATGTAATTATCCTTAATGTGTGGAATTGCTTTGGCTCCTAAACCTATCAGATATGTTATTACAACGATTGCAACTACTGTTGATACTGATGTTATATCCATTCTGCTATACCTCCTTATCTTCATTAAGTCGTGCTTCCAATCCGTCTATTCGGTGGTGTGCCGACTTTACACTTTCCTCAACCTTAATAATCCTGTTATCGTGAGAATTAAGTTCTTTTCTCATTTCTGTAACTTCATTCTTTATCTCTGTTGTATTGCTTGATATTGTGTCAAGTTTCATATTTATGCGTGTATTTTCCTTTACACGTTCTGTAAGTTCTGCATTGTCAGACTTTTTGTTGTTCTTAAGATTAAATCCCAACGTAAACAGTCCGAAAAAGACGGAAAAAGCAACTGAAATAATGCTTATAATTACTGCTATTGGCATTGATATACCGCCTTTCATAATTAATAATGGCACACCGCCCACCACCCTTAATGTGTGCCGCCTGCTACCATATTGGTAACGCACAATCTTCTATAGCCTTATCTGCATTACAGATAATTTACTTTTTCTACAACTTGGTAGATAAGCTATAACACTTTGGCAAACGGAAATACCCCAACAAATAAGCTGTCTCTATCTCTCCAAGTTCTGTTGACACCGCCCTCATTCATACTCGCCATGTAGTTCTCACCAGCTTGTGAATGGTCGTAGACAGCCAGATTAACGATAACACTCTCAAACTTCTTTAAGTCCTCGGTTATCATTTCGTCTGTGTAGCTGTCAGGGTAATTTCTTCTTGCTTTTACATCTTCTGTAACTTGTTTAATAAGCTGTTCGATTATCGGATCATCTTCTTTGTTATCGAACACTACCACATCAGATGTTGTATCATCATCATTTGTGACTGTCTCAATATGAAATTGTTTAAGTCTGATTTTAACTTGCTCTAATGTGGTGTATTCCATAATTTCAGCTCCTATAACCCTAATTTCTCAATTAACAGTTCTTTAAGTTCTGCTCCTGTAAGCTCCATTGCGTTCTCAATACCTTGTTCTAAGGCAAGTGTCTGCAAGTCCGCTGTTGGCATACGCTTAATAGCTGTCTTTGTGTAATCGCTTGTAGGTTGAGCAGGGAACTTGTCCTGCTCTTCCTCATATTTAAGCTCATCTCCATAAACAGCTTCCTGTCTTACATTATCCGCTGTTACTTCTTCGCTCTGCTTTGCGGCGTTGATTTTATGTCGTCTTAATAACATATAAACACCTCTTACTTTCCGAACTTAGCAAGAACAACCTTTGAATCGTTGCTTAAGACTGCTGTATAGTGTTCATCGCCAGAGATAACAGTTGTCTTTGCAAGAATATCTCTGTCCGATTCAATCTCAACGCTTCTCTTCATATAGATTGTAAGTGCGTTCTCTTCCTCTGATACGCCATCTGCACCTGTGTCCTCGTTAGGGTCTTCTGCTGATACAATAACAATAGGACAAGCGTAGAACTCTGTTGTAACAGCCTTTAACTTGCTACCTACCTTGATTTCCTTACCCTTTGGCTTAAGCGTATGTGCAAGTGCTGTGTCAAGATGAACATTCGTTGCATCCTCGCTTGTTGTATCAGCTACAACATTGATTGTTCCTGTTGAATCATCAAGCTCATACTTAACTAACTTAACTTTCTTTGACTTAACAACCTGCGCTCCCGCAATAGAACCGATAGTTCCATTCATAATTACATTAAGTGGGTACTTGTCATTGCTCTTGAAATCATCGTCATTAAGCAATGTGGCTTCCTGCGCTGGATTAATGAATAATATCTTTGTAAGTGATGAATCTGATTCATCATCAAATTTGCTATTAGCCGCTACAACTGCTGAATAGCTGATAGGTGCTGCTGTTCCATCGTGATCAATAGGTGCTGTGCAAAGTGCGTCATAGCTGTCATTATCAACCTTTGCAGCGATTGACATAGCAATCTGATTGATAGCTGTACCAAGTGGGTCGCCATAACCAGATAACACTGATTCGTCTGTAAGTTCTACTGCCTTACCTGCTTTCTTAACCTTTGCTTCTGTTGTAGATGTTGTAAGTACTGTTGTACCCATAGCAACACCTTCTGCTACATCCTGTGCATCACCTATATAAGCGTATTTTGGGACAACAATAGTGCTTCCCGGTCTGCCTACAAGTGTTGTATCAACTCTTGCAATAGGCGAAAACTTAATTTTCTTTGGTAACTTAGCTGATACCATATCAGCCATTACCTGTGGGTCTACTAAATTTGCTAACTTAGTCTGTGGCATAGTTTGTTTACCTCCGTTTTCTACTCTGTGAACTTCTTATAAAGTTCTGGATTCTTATTTTTGAATTCCACTCTTTCGTGGTAATTCATCTTATTGAACTGTTCCTGTGTTATCGTGCTTTCTTCTCCACCGCCTGCATTAATAGCCGGTCTTGATTTAAGCCACTCTGCCTTAGCTTCTTTAACCTGTCTTTGCACTTCATTAGCAATTACAGTTGCTATAAGGCTATGGTCTGCATCTGTAACCGCCTCAATCAAAGAATCAATATCCTTTCCATCACCTATAACTTTCTGATAAGCATTGACAGCTTTCATATGATTAAGTTCTTTGCTCATGTTCTCGAACTTTTCGGCCTGCAACTTTTCAGCTTCCGCCTTTGCTTCCGCTTCCTGTTCTTCTGCTGTCTGCTTCGAGCGAAGTTCTTTCTTGTACTTAGCTGCTTCTGAACTGGCTTTATCAGAAGCATTCTTATACTTCTCTTTTTCAGCTCTTTCACTAGCAAGCTGTGCCATAAGTTCTTCTACGCTAGGTGTCTGTTCTTCATTCTGTGGCTCATTGTTAGTTGTTGGTTCTGTTGTTGTGTTAGTTACATCTGCCATAATTTCTTTACCTCTGCTTTCTGCGTTTTTTGTTGTTCTCTCAACTTCTTGCGATATTTGTATTGCCCTTTCTCTAGGGCATATAAAAAGCCACAAGGCATTTCTACCCTGTGGCTCAATATCAATTTATTTATCTGTTCTGCTCTTATCTATAACTGGACTATTTTCTGTCTGGTCTGATAAGTCTTGCATTGTGCGGTCTTTGTTAGGCGATTGTTCGCCATCTCCGCCCTCTGCTTGGTTCTGTGTGTCTTTGTTAATTATACTGTCTTGATATGCCTTAACCATCTTTCCGCTTCTCGCTACAACATCGTTAGGGTCATCAAAAAATGGAATTGCATCAACTGTATCTTTAAGACTAAATCCGTGGCTTATCAATGTCGCCATAGCATTAACCTTGGTTGACATTTCATAAGTTTTTTGCCGTTTAATGTTAGGCTTTACATCTCTTGCCTTTAATTTAAGTAATGGGTTACTGCTACCAACATTGTTTGACAGCTTGATAGCTGCAAGAACAACTTTTATCTCTTCCATTTTGCAGCCATCAGTAATTAATTGCTGTTTTGCCGCTGCTGTTTCAGCCTGTGACCAGCCTGTCGCGTCCGACATTGCAACTCCTGTACTGCCACCGCTATTATCATTTCGTTGTGGCACATTACATTTCTGCAAGATTATCTGTCGCCTTGATTGGATATTGTTAAGCATACCTGTGTAATCGTAATTAATTGCAAGTGGCTCAACTATTGGAGTTTTGCCATCTGCTGATGTGTAGGTCTGCATCCATTCTCCAGATTTTGGTTTCCTTACTTTTTCAGTGATATGTGGTGTTCCGTCTTTATCAACTGTTGTTTCCTGTTCAACTGGGAAATCAACATCATTTGTGTGCCATACCGCCTGTGTGTTCTGTTCGACATCATTGGTAAAATCTGAAATGAGTAGGTTTAAGTTATCCATTTCAGATATTTGCCGTTCAAAACAGCCCATTCTATCAAATGACCTTGTATATTCAATAATAGGAATTTTATGTAATGGATTCTCTTCCCCACTTCTCTCTAAAAATCCCCATTTTGTTTTTCCTTTTTCTGGTCCGTTTGTGATTTTTATCCCATCCGTAATTTCATAACGAATATCTTTTGTAAAACAGGTGTAATATCTTGCACCGTTATGTTTGTCTTTGATATAAGTGCCTGCAAGAATAACCCTCTTGTCACTATAAGCTGTTGACCTTACAACAAATGTTGTTCTTGGGTCTAATACATCATATGTGAAATAGCTTTCCCCATCTTCATATTCTGTATTCACATCAATAAGGACATAGCCAACACCGCCGATTTCAACATATCTTGCAAGCTCCTGTTGCTTTTGTCTTGCGTTCTGTGATTCGTAACAACTGTTTAATTCTGCTATAGCTTCTGTGAAATTAGAATCCTCATTGTCGCCATTTTGAACTAGCGTTATAGGATTTCCCCACTTAAAACCTAAATTAAACTCTGTGACCTCGTTAGCCACATTGTCACAGCACTCACAGTCAATGTCTGGTCTGTAAGTCTTTGGGTTCTTCCTAACTATTGGCTGTATTCCTGCGTCATAATCAAGAAGAAACTGTATTCTGTTGGAATTAATATCATGTTCCCAAATTGCTTCACGCAAAATTGGTATTATATTGTCAGGTGTTATTTCTTTTGCACCTGTATAAATAGCAATTCTTCCTGTTTGCATTATCTACACCTCTAATAAAATGTCATACCGCTTGAACTTCTGCTTTGTGGTATTTCCTTAATTTGAAAATCATCATCATCGTTAGGTACATACCATATCCACTTATGGCAATGTTTGCACGCCAACTTATGTGTTCGTGGGTCTTTACTATCTGCCTTAGTTAAAAACTTATGGCAGTTCGGACACATAATTGACTTGTCTTTGTTTGTATAAAAAATCATATTATTACCTCGTTACATAGTAAAAGCACCGCCATAATTAAATGACGATGCTTTTCGATAAGGATTATACATGTTTATGAAATTTGCTTTGCTCATTGTAATAATACATAATTTTTTCGTCACAATCGTAACATCTTTTAATTTTTTTCAATAAATCTTTGAAAAGCCATTTTTACGCTACTTTCTGTGTTGCCACCTATGATATGTGCTATCTGAATCCAAGTCTTATTTTCTAAAAATCTAAGATTGATTATTCTTCTCATTCTGCTATCTTCAACGCTTGCGATAAACTCTTCAACCTCATTGGTTTTTTCCAACAAATCATCTTCAAGCAACTGCAATGTGGCTTTTCTAGCATAAAGAAGTGTTTTCTTTCTGCTGTACTCTGGAAATGGTATGCCTTCAATCTTAAAATGCTGTTTGCCACCATTGCCACCGCTAACAGAATCTATAACCATTTCTCCAGCTTCAATTTTGCCTATATCTCTTTCAAGCCGTTCTATCTTTAGTCTTACTTCTTTTACTTCTTCCTGTAAATCCGAATATTGTGATAAAACTTCCTTTGTTACCATAAATTCCCTCCTGTTATATTGGACTTGACATAATTACTGTCTTTTTTACTCTATTTCCTCTTTTCATTCTTAATGCAAAATTTGAAAAAACATCCGGTACATCATCGTGCAAATTTTTACCAGATACTGAATATTTCAACAACCAACTCATCATCTCTGCGTAATCGCTCTTGGGTTCATATAGGCTTCTATCTTTAAACACAATATGTTGCAATACCCAACTAGAACATTGAAATATTCTTGCTTCTTTGTTTGTTTCAGTTGCAGTGTCTGATATATTGCATAACCAGCCTTTTTCTTCTACTCGTTTTCTGACTTCATTTGCAACTCTATCTCCGCCTTGATTAGCTTCAAAATCGCAATCTTGTATTTCGTTATCGACAATTAAATTTGCTGAATTTTCATATTGTTTTTCGTAATCTGCCGAATTGTTGCATATAGTATCAGTGCAGTAATACGTTCCCTCATATCCTTCAAATTCAACCAGGCAAGGGAACACATAAAAATCAGTACCAGAGGATTTCGTGTCACATTGTCCAGTAATTCTTTTAATTCGTGTTTTAGGAAGTTCTTTATATCTCATTATTTTGTTTTCTGGATAAAGCAATCCCTCACGTTCTATTGGATCTTGCTTATAAAGACATCTATAAGATATATCATCCATTGTCAGCGCTTGATCATTAAAAAATTCCACCGACATTCCATTATATTCATAGTCAAAATTACTTTTCCCTGTTTTAGGGTCAATATCTGGAATCGAAATAATTTTTAACTTTGGGTCGTTTCCATAAAGCTCAATAATATGTCCAATAATGTCTTTTGTGCTCCATCTGGTCATTATAATTATTTCTTTTACTTGTTCGTTTAGCTTTCTTTGCTTTAAATCGACTCCATAAATTCTCCATATTTTTTCAAGAATTATTGGATTAAGTGCTTCTTCAATAGAACCTATAAGGTCATCACAATATAAATAACGGTTAGTTCTAACCTTACCAGCATTCTTAGCTCCTATTGATGAGCATTGAATACTTGAAAATGCTTTGTATTTACCGAAATTAGCTTCTTGTGCCTGTGCATTTGTGCTTTGTAATGGTAAATTAGGGAAAATAACATTCCATTTATATTCTTTATCATCTGTTGTTATGTCAAGCACTCCTTTATAAAACTTTCCTGTAATTTCGTTGCTGTGAGAAAAGAAAAGGCTGTAATCTTTAGGGTGCTTGCCAATTATCCAAGAGCAAAAAAATTTTTCTAGTGTAGTTTTTTGCGTTCCTGGTGGCATAGAAATACATAATCTATTATATTTGTCGTCTTCCAAATCTTGCATAGCTTGAATAAGCCCGTATTTATTAAGCTGTTTCATTTTTGGCTGATAAAATCTTTCACTCTCTTCTCTGTCTTTTTCAAGATAAAGCAAATAGCTGTGGAATAAGTGCGGAGCTTCAAGCAATAAGGTATCAAAATATCTATTAACTAAATCATTGTCTATATTGTTGTTAAATGTATATTTTTCAAGTTCAAAAATATCTATGCCTATATCACGCATACAAGCCTTTTCTATAAGTTCTTTTGCCCTAGCTGTACATTTTAACATTGCGTCAATTTCACGCTCATTCTTGGCAAGTTGGCACACGTTGTAGTAGGTTTCTATAATATTTTCATCTATTCCATTTTGGGATATGTATTTTTCGCAATCATCTATCAGTTGATTTAATTCGGAATTCAAGAAAAGCACCTCCACTTTTCAGCAAAGGTGCTTATAGACCTCTGCCTATAACTGTTTTAGGGTAGCAACTAACTCTATTTGTTAGCCGGTAAAATTTTGTTAGAATAATACGCCACGGACAGCCGGATGTAATTTCTGCACAAGTGCATTATAATCATCAATTACATATCTTGCTGGAATCATATATACTTTAATGCCATATCTTTCTGCTGTTTCCCTTTCAATGCAGCAGCCACTCCAATCATAGTTCTCCGCAATTCCTATGAACACATCAGCCTGTGCCAGCTTCTTAAGGCTTTCACCTAAATACCATACAGCTTCTTTGCTGTCTTTAGGTGGGTTATCCTCAATGTAGCTGTCGATAAGCTCTAATTCTTCGCCCTCGTATATTTCAGCAATTTTTTTCATCTTCTGAATACTTGCTTTGATTTCTTCCTCTGTTCTGCCTTTCATCGGCACGCTTGCAAATAACTGTTTCATAAGTTCCATCTCCTTTTATATGTTTTATCAATCTTTAGCTTTCTAAGGTTAGCGGCTACAATTAGTTTGCAGTAGGTAATGTTATTAAATTATCTTATAGTCTCTTCTTCCAATTTCCCATTTATGAAAAACAATAAATGTCATAAATAAAACTGTATCTCCATTTTTCATTTCAACTAATATTGGTAATCCTCTTCTGTCAATTTTTAATATATCATTTTTATTTTCTGACAAAAATTTATTCAATTCCCATTGTAATGCTATTATTGTCTGTTCATTATGTACATATATCATCTTCACAAAACGCCTTTCCGCTTCTGATATTTGCATTTATAACGGCCGCACATATATTTATGTATTCCTTTGCTAACATCTTCAAATGAGGAATATTCAACAGCAAATCCGCAAGTTTCAGGGTCGCACTCACAATTAGGATTTGTGTCACAAACATTAAATGGATTTTTCTTCTTAATCCGCTGATTATCTGACACTTCTATATCAACCAAATCATCAATCATCAGCACAGCCTTTGAAACTCTTACACATTCTTCTCTCTTTTCCTCATTCGTGCATTTTCCGTCTGTGTTGTATCGGCAAGTGGTAAATTTGCAATTATTCATTTCTCATAAACCTCTCAAAATCTTGCATACATTCATTACATAAATCGTAAGTCATATTTAATATGCCACTCCTTGTAATTGAGTTCATACACAACAGCCCTACTTTTATCTCTTTTCCACACCTGTCGCAAGTGTGCCATTCTTTTTGATGTTTCATAGTAATCCCCCTTTGCAAAATTGGCAAACTCTCCGGTTATTCTTTAAAAAGCACTTCTTTCGCTAAAAAAGTAAGTTGTATCTTTTTCATTCCAGACTCATCATCTGTAATGCCATCTACACTATATATACTATCAACTGGGTTACCATCAAAGAAAACTTTGACATATCCTTTTGAAATATCCAACAATGCTTCTTTAATCATCTTCCACCAGCTTTCTAAGCACCATACATAAACATATTTCCAAAATGGAAATCATTTAGTGCTTTTTCTAATTCGTCTTTGTACCTAAATGGACTTAAAGGGCTTTTTATTTCTTCCCTCAAAACCGGCATTGCCGCATCCATCAAAATGCCTTGTGTCGCACTTGCAAGATTTTGTTGTGGTAAATCCGCTAAAGCGCATAACTCCATTCTTTTATGGTCGCATTTTTCAGATTTAGGGCAACTTTTACATTTTTCTGCTAATTTACTTAAAGGTTCTGCCATTACTACACCAACTTTCTACCGCAGATAGGGCAATAATTGATTTCAAACTCTCCCTCTCCATATTCTTCACCGCTGTTGTCATAACAAAGTTTATAACAATAGCCGTAATTAATTGATTTTATATATGCTCTGCCATATGTATAGCCGTTTTCAATCTTCTTCTTTTTGCCGTTGCAAAACTCACACATATTACACCTCAAATCTTCGTAAATATATCCAAATCATAGTTATCTCTGATATAGTCAACTACTTCCTGTAATTTGCTTTTTACAAATTCATCTTTGGCAATATCTGGATGGCAATACATTGTACAGCTATCTTTCTTGCCTTGTGCCTTATATTTACGATAATCAAATGTCATTGTAAAAAGTGGTATTTCTGTCAGATTCTTTGTCTTGCGTCTTATCCAACAATTAACAATTCTCTTAATCATCATTCTTCCCCCATAAATTATCTGGTAATTCTTCGCCGCCATAAATCTTGTTAGCGTATTTCTTAAATGTCGGTACGCTACAGCCTGCTACTTTTGCCGCCTTTACCTGTGAAGCCTGCCCCGATATGTAGAGGTTTATTGCTTCGTAGAACTTCTCTTTGTTTAGTGGGTGTACGCCTGCTGCCATAATAATCACTCCTTGTCTGTTTTGCATCATTTTCTGTATCATAATTGCCAATATAGCTGTCAGTAAACATATTATTATTGACATTCCCTCTTTAACAGCTGTTGCAATAGATATATCTTCTTTTTCAATGTATTTGGTGTTGTAATAAACCCATATTAGCATTGCTATACCAAAGACTGTTTTCATAATATGTCCTTTACATTTCTATAAATCTATTTGCCAGTTTGCCAAGATATTCAGCGTTGGCAAAATGTGTTATTGAGTAGTTTGTGCTTTTTCTATGTTCTCTGATAAAATGGTCGTTAATCATTCTCTGTAAAACTGTAAATCCGTTATCGTCTGTTTCGTATATAGTGTCAGCGTCGAAATGTCCGTGTTCCGTATCTGTGATAGTTGATAGGACAAAACATACATTCTTTAATGTCTTATCTGTAAGTATTGGGTGTACTTTATGGAAATAGATTTCATATAACTGCATATACATCTTAAATCCATCTTTAACACAATCGCATATAGCTGAATTATCTATATCGTCGTCACAGATGTTATTAAACCTATCAACCATATCTTTTTCTTTAAGCAACATTTCATCTCTTGCGACTGCTCTTGCCGTCGGTTTCTCTGAAAACGATGTATGTACCTCTCCATCAATGTTAATTGATGTATTGTCCTTATTAGTAATTTCTGGATTATAATCTCTGTTTATATTCTCTGTAGTAATCTCTGGTAATGGTCTGTCGTTTTGTCCTTCTCGACAGGTCATTCTGTCCTGTCGGTCTGTCATATTGTCTTGTCGATTTGTCATTCTGTCCTCATTGGAATTAAATTTATCCACAAGTTCCTGTAGTTTCTTAGTATTTATTGTGTACCACTTTGTTTTATCAATAGCTAATTTATTGTAATTAGCTGATATAACAATTCCTTTACTTTCAAGCCTTGTGAATGTTCTCTGTATCGTTTTTTCACTCCAATATGGAAAATTATTAATTCTCCAATCGCTGTATGAGTTGTAAACCCAATATTTACCATCAACAAGGTTCTTTTCAGCTTTTTTATTAATTTCTATCCAGTAATTTAACTGATTAAGCACTATTGCTTCGTTTAAATCTCCTAAAACAAGTGCTAAATCAGTATTTACAATAAGTGTTTTTGATTTGTCAATGAATAATTCTTTAAAATTCATAAATTACCTCCTGTGAAAGATAACAGCACTCCACTTGTGCTTAATCTGTGAATAACAAAAACAACAAACAGGCAGTTCACAGGTCTGCTTTTCGCTTCGTCAAGCTAGTTTGTTGTAATCGGATAGACAGGACTTGAACCTGTGACTACTTGAATAAATCAAGCGTTACTCCCAACTGAACTACTATCCGTTGTACAGTTTCTTGTGTTGGAAAGTATTTATGGCACTTCATTACGCTATCTGCCATCCTGTTCGCAAATCAACCAACACAAGCATTTTAATTATTCAGCAGGGATTACTGCAACGCCTGCTTATTCGGGAGCTACCCGACCACTTGATGTGGTGTGGATTTGAACCACACATAAACAAGCACTCCTGTCCTTTCAAGCCCCTAGCAATCAGGTATTCCCCTGTGGTTATGCTATGGTGGATTCGAACCACTAGCTCATTCTATCTGCTATTAGCGTTTACCCATTCCGCCACACATCAACTTACTCACACCTCTTAACCTAGGATAAGTCTGCAAACAGCATTACGCACGCAGACCCAAGAAGTGCTTTCAAAACGCCGATATCGTGAATCGAACACGAACAACATTTCTGTTGGATAGCTTAGCAAGCTACTGGAATACCTTTATCCCATATCGGCAAAGTGGAGAAGATAGGAATTGAACCTACAATGTTTACCGCAAGGGAACAGATTTACAGTCTGCCGCAACACCGCCAATCGTTGCCGCTTCTCCATATCGTTTTAAAAGACTAGCATTGTGAAAATGTTTCGATTAAGGTGGATAGTTGATACTGAAAAACAATGCTAGTCTTAATAGCAGTATAGGCTATGACACCTATAACAGGTCGTCGCAAAGCTGGATGCATCATTCTACCCGTGCAGTTGGGCTGTTCAAAGAAAGTGGCTTCGCTCGCTGCCTATCCCTTATGGATAACTGCCTAATTATGAGATAATTATTACGTGTTGTTCACACATAAAACCTCACGGACTTTCTGACAGTCCTTAACAGCTCTCGCTATGAGGTGAAAGGAGAACTTAATGTCATGGTAATTCCACCAAACCAGTAAGTTCAAAGGTGCAAGTAACGATTAAGTACTTGCGAACTACCCCTATCAGAATCGAACTGATGATGTAAGAATCAAAATCTTATGCCTTGGCCGCTTGGCTAAGGGGCAATTAAGCTACTCTTTATCTTCAAAGAGTGCTGCAATATCATTTGTGCTATCAATCTGTTCTACAAAGTTATCTGTGCCGTTAGGATGTGTGTCTGGATTACCATTGCAATTTTTGCAAGGCGTTTCAAACCACATTTTAAATTTATATAAGCAATTGCAGCAATCTTCCTCCGGCTTAAGCATTAGACATCACCTGCCTGCCTATGATTAGCTCTGTAAGAATCAAAGCCATCTGGATAACGTGCTATAAGCTTATCTATGTTTGTCTGCATTACATCATCAAGACTGAATCCACAAGATTCACAAATCATAGCAACGTACCACATTACATCGCCGCACTCTTTCTTAAGATATTCTAAGTCTATGCCTTTTTCGTGGAATATGCCCTTTTTAACAAGGTCTGATACTTCGCCAGCTTCACCAGTTAAACCTAAGACACCATTAAGAAGTCCTGCTATGTCATTTATGTTGCTACACTTAGCATTGCTTTCTGCCAGAGGACTAAGTGGAAGCTTACCAGTTAATTCGGTACTTAATCTATGATGAGCCATTTTATCGTTAGTACGCATTGCCAATTTTTGGTATTCATTGCCCTGCATTTATAACTCCTAACTCTTTTTTATTTTTTAAAATTTTTTGGAATTTATTCAGCCGACTAGCTGATTCTCTGATGTGTTTATTGAATATCTTGTGATTAATTAATATGTGTCTATTATACACCTAATTAGCTTAAATGTATAGATGTTAATTGGATTATTTTTAAT